GTTTCCCTGTTGTCTCCTTACTAGCAGGAGTATATTTCATACCAAAGTCGCGGGTAATAATTTGTTGTTTTACTTTAAAATTATAGCAATCTTGGATATTTGGATGGATAACAGTGATCTTATCATCACCAGCACAAACAAAGTCAACGTTCTCATGAAAGTACCTTTCCCATTCTAATGGTGTTTTATTAAAATGAGAGAATGCTTTTAAAAAGCAATAATACTCAATGAGAACATTCACTTCATTATTAAGCATAGTGGTGAGAGGATCTCCGCTAGGATTACCTTGTGGTGTAGCATAAAGGACACCGTTAGCAGCGTGAATGGATGCAGCAACGCCTTTCAAATAGGCACGGCGAGCAATAGCATTTTCTGTCCCATCATCAATGATACCGTTTACAACATCAGCTACAGCGAGTATCAATTCTTCTGGGATAGATTTGTCGTAATTCTTGTAATCGCCATCTTCTCCTGAACTCGAAACTTTTAAAAAGCGTCGAATAATTGGATCTATATCTGTATAGGGGTTTATACCCACTTGTGAATGTAATTTTGTATGATATAGATTCGAAAGTGCCATGAAGATTCCAAAAAGTGATCGTCCCGCGTACACCTGTTCAATAGGTGCAGCTTGATATAGACGAATCTTGCCTTCTGCCACTTTATCGACTCCTAAAAGTTCCGATTTCAAACTATCAAGATAGATCAAAAGAGGTGTCTCTCCTGATCTATAATAGTTGAGAACTTCGGCGCATCTTTCTTTTGTTCGGTTAGCTATGAGATTGTCTTTCCATGAAATAGAACCATTTAGGTCTTTCTCAAATATTCCTGTCTTTAAAGGAACTCCGGTAAGTGATTGCCAGATTCCAGCGCCCGTTTCCAAGCGTATACATCCAAGAGAACCAGACCACATACTATTATCTTTTCCACGAAAACCATTTAATACTTGATAAGGTGTCATTTTCTTAGTTGCTGTTCCGTGCACACCTATCTTATGGATTATACTCATTTGTACAGCTTTTTGAAGTATATCCTGATCTAACTCTTTATCTACTTTAGAATGTTTGTTTATCAAAGTAGGTAATTGAGCATACATTGGTTTTCCTCTGTAGATCATTTGCGATGAATGGTATGGTCCTGCTTCCTCTTTAAATGTCATTTTAGCGGGACATTTGAGTAAGTTGCCTAAATCTTCTGCATAAGGAGTTGGCCTTTTGGTATCTTTAACGGGGGGTGGGAAAAATCTAAATTTTCCAATAGGTGTTATTCCTCCGTCAATGTTAAGATCCATATTATTAGTTTCTTCTAATGAAGAAATAATACGATATTCTTCCTGCATAACAGGTCTTCGTTGGTTTTCCATTATGAGAACGTGTTCTTTTCCACGGCTTTGTTTCACATATTTCTTCGTGGGTATCCACGAGAAAGTTGATATACCTCCTGCTGCACCAGTTAAGATGCCAGCAATCATATTTTGTCCTGATTGATTTCGGATCAATAGAGGTGTACCACAGTCTCCGCTAAAAGTGAACTGTTTTCCGTCGGGTCTCATGGTAAGTATTTGGTCAAGGTAGACTTCTTTGGTATTCTCAGTCCCATCAAGTGTATTTGCTACTCTTTTAGCAAATTTAACATTAACATCTTTTCCTCTAAAAGTGCCAGTAGGGGCATTATATACATCTTTGATAGTTGCCAATTTATGACGTATATCTTTAACTCCTTGTACTGGTTTTGTGAAGTACAAGTATTTAATATCATGATCGGGCAATTCGCCAAATACAGTTACTCGTTGTTGCAAAATGATATCATCAGTAGTGATGCTACTATGATTAACGGTAACTGCTGTATGAGGATCTAAGAAAGTCATGTGTGTACCTTGATCAAATCTTACATTTTCAGTCATAGTTTCAGTCTGAAGTTCATAGTTTGCTAATCTATAGGTGACAGTATTGGTTGTCCCAAAGAAATTAGCATCCGATGTAGCTCCTTTTCCAGAACCCTTTTGCTTATTCTTACCTTTCTTTTGATAAGATTTATCTCCAATAGTCTCATCAGTCTCTTCATCATCGTCTTTGTTTCCTCTCAAAGCCTTGAAAGCTTTAATACTTCCAAGAATTAGAGATGTAAACATAGCGGTAGCAGCAGCAGCTATAAGTATAGCTACTACTACTTTGATGACCTTTGGTATCTTAGCATAGATATTGTTTGCTCTAACTAAAGTTGCTGCTTTAGCTACTTGAGATAAATTCTTCTCTTCCTTTTGGATATAGTAAGCTTGGTATTCTGGTAAGGCCTCAATTTCAGCTTTGTAACTAGAAAGAAAATAATGATTTCTTTTGTCTAATTCGGTGTAGTCTCTCAACATTTTCTTGTTGTTCAAGTACATATGGACATCTGATATTCTAAAAATTTGATCATTAATTTTGACTAATTCTCCTGTGATTCTGATATTTGCAATTAAATTTTGGGGCACATACAATATTCCACCTTCAGCATAATATACAAGATCTCCTACCTTAAGGCGACATTTCAAATCCGAACCTGCTCTCCATAAATTAACTATAAAAGTCTTTATCAAGCTCAGGGCGGGATCTTCACCTTCAATGGGTTTAGTACTACTAGGTACAAATCCATTGTAGCGTTTGATTGTGTTTACACTAAGCTCACACTTTTCTTCACCTTTAAGGTAATAGAATCTCATAGGGCTAGCACAACAATATTTCAATCTTTCTAATGAATTAACTGCAATATCTACATCAAGTACTGGACAGATCTTAACTCCTGTAATAGGTTTAATGACCATACCATCTGACTTGGTAGATATTTTACAGTATTGTCCAAATATTGTTTGCGTAATAACTGATGGGTCTATTTTAATGTTAGTGCCAAGTACCATGGGTTCTGAACGATCTACACATGTTTTGGTAGACATTTTATAACATGATGAGAAATCTCTTGAAACTAAAACTTTCTCACCTGCAGCTATCAAAGTACCATACATTCCTGAACGTCGAGCTAATCCTGCGGTAGTATAAGGAGTATACCAAGTTTTATGATAATTTTTAACTTCTTGGTATTCTTTATCAGTGTAATTTTCCTTAATAGTCTTCCTCTTGGTGTACTTTAGGAATCGTTGTCCTAAAGCCTCTTTCTTCTCCTTTATAATCTGATTGCTCGTATGAATAATGATTGAAGGATTTACACATGAACTAATGAAATCCTGAGTCTCAATAGGGTGGTTGATAATCATATCATCCAACAAAGCTATAACAGGTATGTCTGCTGGGTTTTTAGTGAAATGTACTAAAGCTGATTTTGATTTAATTTTGTACACTGGTAACATAGGCAGAATTGCTTCTAGCTTTGGGAGGATATCCTTCTCAACAAGTGTGGTTTTTCCTGTACCAGCATCTCCAAAGATGTGGCTTATGACATGATCGGTTCCTCCTGCTTGTTTCTCTTTAGGGCCTAATTCTGGTTCCATTTCATTTAATTTGTCTTCAGCTTGTTTTGTAGTCATGTTCTCTTCTATCATTTTCTCAATACTAACTAATTTATCGAGAGAAGGATTAGGTGGTGGAAGATCACATTTCTCAATACTTGTGAATATTCCTTCTGCACAAAGATTAACGATATCTT